TGACATTTATCACTCGGATGACTATTTTTACTGACGACACGACTACGTCCTCCTAAACGAAGTATCTTACTCATTTATTATATTCCAAGAATATAATAAATTTTTATTTTTTATTTTTTTTACTAGCATTTAATTTACTTGCTTGAATGTATAGAGACACTACGTTTTATTTTTAGATGCTAACGAGGTTCAACCAAAATCATCCCTTTTACTTATCTAATAAACCTAACTTTAATTCCGGTTTGCCTCTCTATTAATTTTACTGCTTCATTTATATCTGGACGAGACCAAAGTAACCACATGCTCCAGGCTCCTGGCGTGTTGAAATCCATCCAATTGTCCTTACTATGTCTACGATAATATGCTTCCTGCCTTTTTTTATCCTTATGCTGAGTATAATCCTCGTATCTATTATCTCCGAAGTGGACTGTTTTAACCTTAAATAATTCCGGATATTTATCTACAGGTAATATTGCTACCCATTTCTTATTTAATCTATGACTTGGTTTAATAAATACTACTGGCATTTCCTTTATTATCTAATAAAGTAAAATGTTAAAAGATAATAAAAAATTACCCCGGAGGGGCCCCCTACATATCATAAGTCCAAATAACACTCAATAAATCATAGGGTTTAAATCCAGCATTTCTTATCTCTCGTAAAAATATATTTAAAGGAAGTTCTTTGACAGCATACCTAAAACAAGTCCACCTACCACACACATTACTATTCTTATCAAGTGTTTGAAGTTTCATATTATTAAATAGTATCTTTTTTACCCTACCATCTTCCTTTACCAATCGGCTCAAATATGGATAATCATTACTAAATCTAAGTCTCTTATTAGTCATAGCACTATCCAGGTAATTGGCATAAGTATCGAAGAATTCAATGGTATGGCTATTTGGCCTGTTAATCATACACCAATGACCAGTATCAGAATTACCTCCATTAGCATCCAAAACAGAATACAGGATAATACAGGCATTGTCATCTCCTAATAAGTCATCGAGAGCATTATATTTTTCTATGTCCGGATAAGATACAATATTAACATCAAGGTTAGGCCTGTATTTCTGTATCCAATCTCTAATCATTTTATCTGAAGTAGGTTGTTTAACCTTTTCTAATAGTTTGTTGTAGTTCATTTTTTATTATACCAAATATAATCTTTCTATTCCTTTTTTCGCTAATCTATATTTAAATGTATTTTCCCATATACATTTAAAATCGGAAGGAGCCTGATACTCGCTTACTAATACAATGTTGTTTCTACTCATCTCTCTACACCAATCGTAAAACTCATCATGATTAAACTTGTCGCATTTTTTCCCAGTTTCTTCATAGAATGTACATGTTGTATCTTTATAAGGTGGATCACAGTAAATAATCATATTTTTAATTTCGTTAGGTTTATACATTTTATAATCACCTTGTTTAAATTGAACCTGTTTTAAACGTTTTTTTATTTCATTAACATTATTGACTTGATTTGGAATGTCAATAGGTCTTTTTTTTTGATCATAACTACCAAAATAAATTCCACGGTATGAAAAAGCAAAGCCAACAAGACCTTTTAATGCTGAAGATTTACTCTCTTTTATCTTTTTATATTCCTCTTTACTTATAGTCATATTAGGGTCAAACTTCTTCTTTCTTTTCCACATTAAGATAAGAGACTTATTTACATCACTTGCGTAATATTTTTTTTTAGGTAAAATATTAATACGACGATAAACTCCAAGCATTCCACAAAAGGGTTCGATATAGCCTTCAATTTCATCCCTTTCTAGTAGTTTATTTATTATTGGAGCGATTTTTTTACCTGTAAATGCTTTTCCACCATGATAATATGTCATTTTTATTAATAGAAAGATAAATTTAATTCTTTTCATTGTCATCGAGGTGTTTCATATCATAGATGCCATGCTGACTCATCACATATGAAGGGAATGAATTATTTATCATAATCCAACGTGATTTAATACCGTATAATCGATTTATTTGTTTATTATTCATACCCTGATGTGACCGCAAGTAATTACGAGTGCTTCCGCTTGGACATCCATTCAAGAAAAGCACGATTTTACTGGCTTCATTTAATACTGTTCTACTACGTTTATAGTTGGTAATAAGATGAGACGTTCGACACATATAAATATTAAAATGGCGACCGGTCTCTAAAATTCTATTTTCCAACTCATATATAGCATTCAAAATCTTTTTATCAGAAATAGTATCAACGTCGTCCAAGACAACTAAAGAATTCTTCAGTTCTTCTGTGCCTATATTACATGATCCATTTTCTTCATTTACTATTTCACTATCAATAATAACACGATAGCATCTTTTAAGGTCATCAAAAGCCTTATCACTCTCTACCTGAGAAAATATATAGCACTTGTGAGATGGATTTGCTCTAAGATAATTTTTAACATAACTACGAGTGAACACACTTTTGCCTGAACCTGATTTACCACATATATAAAGAAGATCTCGCTGGTCTTTATCAGCGTTAGGAATTACCTCTAAGGTTCCCATGTCTTGAGTTAATTCAATAGCATCGTGAAATTCACCTCTCTTCAATTCAATATTCGGGTCTCTCTTCATGTGAATAACTTCGTTCTTTAATTTCCCATCCCTAACTATAGCAATTGGAACGGTTCCTTGGTTCGATGAACCCCTACTACTTATAGCATCAAAACTAAACATCGTTTTATTATATGTAAGAATATAATAAAACAATTCAAAAAATTCAATGGTTCTTCCATTATTTAGCCAAATATGACCTTACTTGGTTCATTACATAATTCTTGTCTTCTTTTTTCATTCTATCTATATTATCGACTAAATCGACTAATTTTAAACTTAAATCACTGCCTTCTAATTTTTCAATTTCCAGTTTCTCTTTCTCTGTAAGTTTAATACTTAACTTGCCTGTAACACAACCCATTTATTTAGAGAGAGATTTTATTTTCTCTCTCTCTAAATAAAATATGTCGATTAATCATTTATTAGACACTACGTCTTTCAAACCTACCTTGAACTTATATGAAGTCAATGTAGATAAAGACGTCAAAACACCTATAATTAAATATGACAATGTAGGTCTTATACCGTTTGAAATTAAAGATAATACAGGTCAAGTCAATTTATATATTACTAATACGGGCGAAGTTAAAATGCCGTTCACACCCGGTGGTTCAGGTTCTACTGGTCCTACCGGTCCTATCGGTCCTACAGGTTCTCAAGGCTCTACAGGTCCTACTGGTCCTGCTGGAGGAGGTGCTAGTAGTGTTTATCTTAATGCTTATTTTTCAAACTGGATTGATATCTATGGTTCTATAAATCCTCCATTTTATCCTAGCAGTCAGCCATTTGCTGTGATTCCAATGGCTCAATATGAAAGAAGTCATTCTGGTGCTACTTGGACACTACCTCTAGACCCGAATAATTTTTATATTCCAGTAGCAGGTGTTTATCAAGTTACTGCTACTTTAAGATTTTTAGATTCTAGTAATCCGTTTGATCGAGGATTAGGTATTCGTGCTATGCGAGGTGCGACAATTATACTAGACGAAGGAGTGAATAATTTATTTTTCGCTGTAAGCAATCAAGGGAGGACTTCAGCATTGTATAGTCAAGCATTTCCATTTCAAGTAGGTGATGCTATTAGTCTTTATTGTGTTTCTTTAGGAACGTTAGTAGGAGTAGTAGTTCAAACAGCAAACTTGATTATTAAAAAAATAGATTAACAAACTCTCTACGAGTTCGAAGTAGGGGCCCTTCGGGGTACCATCTTTAGATATCTTCAAAACCAGGAACCAATATAATATTACCATTTTCATCGTGACTTTCCATTGTTAAAAAAGGTTCTTTTAATTTTTCATAGAGAACATTAATTGGATTATTAGGTAAAGTTGAAACTAAAACTGACACTTCTTGATATTTAAGTGGTTGACAATCGCGATCGGCAAAAGTCATTGCAGTTGATTTTAAACGATAAGAATTCTCACGTTGTTTTTCTACAACGTAAGATCCACATATTGATATGATAAGATTTTTCATGGATAAACCTTGTGGTGTTTTCATTTCTTGTTTTATTATGAAACCCATTTATTTAGAGAGAGAAAATAAAATTATAAAATAAAATAAAAATATGTTATACTCCGTGAGGAACGAACGGCCGTCCGTGAGGAACGAACTTACATTAAACTCACCGTAGGGGAAAATGTGAAACTACAAGATTTACACAAGTATAAACAGCATCCATCTAACTTAGGTCTATTTTGCTCGGTTGTTTGAGCAGGCTCTTCCTCAACTCCTTCAATTTTTGTATTCTTTCTACGGCTTGCTTTAGCGAGGATGTATTGGATGAGATTTGAGACACGCGTCTTTTTCTCTCTTGATACTCGGCTAATGGTGTTAATTTCTCTTGTTTTTTTTCCTCGTTTGTAGAGAGACGCCCAGAGGGCTCGACCGAAGGGAGCCTATTTTTCAAGCAAGTATTTTCTGCTTCCAACTCTCTAATATGATCGTTGGCTGTATTGAGTTCCTTTAACACTCTAATATTATCGTTTTCAAGTATTTCTATTCTTTCTTTCAGACTAAAAACAACTTGCTCGTCTGTTAACTTTAATGTATAAGATTTTCCCTCTTCACGTAAATGAAAAGGCACGAATTCGTTATTCATTTATAATATTCCAAGAATATAATAAATCAATCTGTATTGTTATTTAATCTTTCTAACTTCTTTCGTTGATAATATGCTTTATGATATGCTTTTCTTGCTTCTTTATATTCTTCAGTTTGTTCATATGCTTTTTTATACTCCTTATATTCTTCAGTTTGTTGGTATGCTTTATGATATGCTTTATTATATTCTTTATTTTTTTCACTTTGACGATATGCTTTATTATATGCTTTTATATACTCCTTATACTTTTCAGTTTTTTTTCGTGCTTTATTATATGCTTTATATTTTTCACTTTGAAAATATGCCTTTTGTACTTCTTTATATTCTTCTTCTGTTTGAAATGGACTAAAACAATTCAACATATTAAAACCTTTATTTTTATATTCAAGTAATACTTCCTTTTCTACTTTTAGCGCTGTTTCTTTATCACCCCATATTAATGCCTCAATATCAAATGCTTTTTTATCAAATACAAAGCCATTTTTCTCTTCTGTTGTTCTAATGAATTGGTATAACGGATAATTATATCGTCTTATCTTCTCGTTATGGTAGTCTGATTTATGCTTATATATTCTCTCTTTCAAATTATTAGTTGACCCTATATAATAACTACCTAATACATTAATTGAATACACAACATAATCAGGTTCATTTTCTAAACTATCAAACATATTTAATATTGAAAATAAATATTAAATAATAAAATCAATTTATTTTTAAATTTAATACTTGGTTACCCACATAAATTTCACCTTCAACTTCAGTATCAAACGTAATCTGAAAGAAATCATCTTTAAATAAAACCCTAGATATACCTGTTTTGTTTAGAGTTGAAAAGGGCAAAATGAAACAATAAGGACGATATGGTTTAATAGGAATGCCTTTAACGAAAGAGGATTTTAGGTTTTTAGTTTTATTCTGTAAAAACGTGTTTAATCCGAAATCTATGAAAGCCATATCGTCCTGTATTATTAGTTCGAACTTTCCATGCTCATACTCTGCTAATCCAGTTTCATATCTAACTAATGCTTTATTACCTGACTTTAATCTTAATGGTGTCAATAATTTACCTCGGACTGAGAGGTCTAAACAGTTCATCGTTCTCTGACAGTTTAAATCTGTGGGAATTACACTTACTTTAAGTATGTCCGTTTCTAATTCACCTGAAGTTAAATGTGTTGCTTTTAGGTCTCTGTAATGATATGGTATATTATCACATAATCCAAATTCTGTTTGTTTTGAACTCATTTATATGAGTAAAGATTTTTAATTAACGACGCATTTTACGTCTACGGGCACCTCCAGTAATACCCGCGCCACGTCTGTATGTTTTTGCGGCTTGAGTAAGAACTTGTTTATACGAGAGATTAGGGTGAGCCATTCTGAATTTTCTTACGTGTAGTAACCACGGATTACGAGCCGCAACTGCTTTTTGTTTTGCTGTACCACCTCGTTTAGTTTTCATTTTACGGGCACCTCCGTATGACATACCCATTGAAGTAGCACGACGACGGCGAACAGGGAGACCGCTACTGACGCCGATATAACCGCCTCTTTTAGCACTCATAGCACGACGAACCCTACGTCGACCACCGGTAATACCACTTCCTTGTTGAAGTAACGCTGTTCTTAGAGCCATTGCTTTTTGA